TCCGCCGTTATCGATAGTTTCGGTATCCGAATCGACTTGCCGTGTGGTGAACGTTAGCTTCATCGGGTTTTTTTGAACACCATTGACCATAAGTGGTGCGACTTTGGCAAAACGCTTAATGGTAAGTGTGCTATTGGTTGAACCACTTCTAGTCGCTTCAAATTTCAACGTTGGAGTGAAGTAATTTAAAACAGTGATGGTCGTTTCGTATGAATCAGATCTAATCCCTCGACTATCTTCGACATATCCTCTTAACGTGAATTGTGTATCTTTGTTGACAGAAATTTCACGGAAAGTGCCGTTAGGTGCAGAAATCGTGTTATTATTCCCGACGATTTCCATAAAGTAGCCCGTAATGGATGCTCCGAACTTCGCTTGAACATTTTCAAAACGTGCATAGATTTTGGATAACACGGAAACAAAGTGTCTATCCGATTGAGTAATATTCCTTGTCGATTCAGTGGCATCCGCTAATGCAATCCTAGAGAATGTGGGCTTAACTCTATTTAATGACAAACCAGCAGTGAATGTTTTTGATTGCGTATTGGTTAGTTTTCCGTCAACGTAAGTATCTAGGAATATTGTTCCCCAACCGCTTGAATTATTCGGAATGTCGTTGGCAAAACTATCTGGAATCGTCCATCTATACGATGTGTCAATGTTATCTGCCAATTTGCCGTTGTTCCCGTACCATGAGTACCTAAGCGTGTGTCTAGCTGACGAAACTTTTTTCGTGATAGAGAAATTAACGCTATCGCCTAGTATGACATTACTAGGCATGGTTAAGAGGCTTGCGTTAGCAATCGGGTCTAAAGTAATGGTATATGGCCCAACGGTTAAGTCTTGCGGTCCAGCCCCGTTCCCGTAACTATGGAAGTAAGCAATCGAACCAAAAATATTCTTTCCGTTCTTGTGTTCGACTGTGATAGTTTTGTCAATGAATTGGACTTCCGAGTTCTTTTGTGGCATATCGGCAAATCCCATATCACCGATATATTGACCAAAGGCATCAATATACCACTTACACCAAATATGCGTGAACGTTTTTTCTCGGTTAAATAAAGTTAACCGAACACGAATAGTGCTGGTATTAGCTTCGACATTCTGACTAACTTGATCAATCGTCATCCGAACACGGTAGCCCCGTTCTTCTTGCGACCAATATTCTGCCATCTTACTTACCTCCTACATATCTAATGACGTTACGGTCTGGGTTGATGTAATCTTGTTCCTCTCTGAATCGACCTATTTGAATCGTTTTCGAGAAGATACCATTCTCAATGTGAATCACACCTTGCGAGATATACATCACTTCATTACCTGCTGAGAACATTGAAATTCTGCCATTTGGATTGAATAGCATAGAGCTAGAATTATCGGTTTTACCAATGACAAGTCCTTCGTTAGACGATGCCATGTAACTATCGATAAAGTTCCAACGCTCTGACATATCATTCAGATTGTTCTCTAGTTTTGCGACACGAGCACTAGCGTCCGCAAGATTCTTTTCAGCCTGTGTTCGATTGGCGTTGTTTGCATTAACAAAATCTTGATAAGCCTTCACCCATTGATTGAGCGTATCAAGAGATGCTTTAGCTTCGAGTTCAGCTTTCATGACTGAGTTAATCTCATTCAAACGGTTTAGCTGGCTTTGTGTCAATGCGCTATCAGCCTTGCCGTCTAATTGGCTTTTTAGGTCTTTCGGTGATGCTTGCCACGCTCGATCAGTCGTACCTTCATAGCAATCTAATTCAGTGAAGAATAACAGCGACTCGCTACCGTTAGTCGTGCCGGTGTTATCGACACGGATGAAGCCTTCGTCACAGTCGCCGGAGTTAAAAGTGAAATGAAATTTCTTAACACCGCTTGTTGATGGCGAACCATCGAAATGCTTGATGTTAACTACTTTGCTAAAAGTTTTAGTTTCGTTTGACTTACGACCAAGGAAATAGATATCCATTCCTTTTAGATTACCGCCTGCCAAGATTGAAACGTTAAGAGAATAGTTGGTATTTCGTTTCACTGGAAATCTCAGCGTAGCGCTAGGCGTTGTTGTTGTTGTTGTTGTTGTTGAAAGCAAAAACAACGGCTTAGAACCGTTGTAATAGAATGAATGACTTGACACAGATAAATTCGAGTTAGGTTGTGGTGCTTCCCAGAATCCCCAACCGTCCAAGTTATCCGGAAAGGCTGAATTACGGATAAGGTTTTCACCACCGACTGAAACACTGCCAGTCATATCATTCCAAGAATAATTAGCTGGATTAGTGCTATTTGCTTTATCAAAGTTAGTACATATACCCAGATACCGCTTGGTGCCATCTTGCGTTAGACTGAAACCAGTTCGGCCATCGGCACTATCGGCGTAAGCAAAATGGACGTAAGGTGTTCGTCCGTCTGCTCCAGCTTTACCTGGAATACCATCACGGCCATCACTACCTTTCCATTTAGACCAGCGATAGTCTTGTGGATTCCGACTATCCGTAGTATTGAAATCTTGGTACATACCGATGAATGGTTTATTATTGTCGGTTTGACTAAATCCACCACCAGAAACGGTATCAGCATAGGCTATGTGGGTATATTGTGTTTTACCATCAGCACCCTTAACACCCGGGATACCTTGGTCACCTTTTGGACCTTGTAACCCTTGCGGACCTTGTACCCCACGTTCGCCTTGCAGACCTTTCTCCCCACGATCACCTTTGTCACCTTTAGCACCATCGTTTCCTTTTGGTCCCTGCTCACCGATTTTAGAAACTGAATAGCCGGTTTCATTAGTATTATCCGTATAACTCCAAACGGTTTTCGTCCAGAGAAATTGCCCAGCCGGCACGTTAGGTACTTGACTAGTCCAACCAGTCGTTGGTGCTACCGTTCCGGATGTGCCTTGTGCGTAAGTAATGGTTGTGCTTCGAATACCGACACCGTCCTTACCAGCGATACCATTATTACCATCATTACCATCTCTAGCAACGTAGGTTTTTTGATATCCGGTTTCACTGGTGTTGTCTGTATAAGTCCAAACTGTTTTTGTCCAGAGAAATTGCCCTTTAACTAAAGCTGGTGGGTTTTGATACCATGCCGTAGGTGGCACGGTTTCAGATACAGATAGACCATAGAGAACACTGGTATTTCTAATACCGATACCATTTTTACCGGGAATCCCATCATTCCCACGGTCTCCCTTTGGACCTTGTTCGCCCATCTTAGCAACGGAAAAACCTTGTTCGTTCGTTCCGTCTGAATAGAACCATGTCGTTCTAGTCCATAGGTATTCACCCGGATTGACCGTTGGAATATCTGGTGACCATGTACCGTCCTCAAATACGATATTTTTAACCCATGTCGAATTATCGGTTTTATAACCATTGACACGGATATTGTATTCGCCAGTCGGGCGATTGTGGGTGTATCTTGTGCCATTAGCCGTGTTGCTATCAGAAATCACTGCCCATGTACTAAAACTTGGATTGACAAGCCAAATCGTAGCATTGTCACTCGATTGATTCGGATTGTGTTGATCCGTAAACGTTCCGTTGGTTTCAGCGGATAAGATATAAGTCTTGCCTTGCTCCAGACGGACTTTAAAATCAGTGACGACATTGTTATCAACGATTGACCGATTCGGCTTAATCTCGTTAGGAAAATTAGCTACCACAACCCCAGACGGCTTTTTTACACCGTCCGTTGATTTCGCATAGCGTAGTGTGGTGTTTACTAACCCCACGCCATCTTTACCGGGTAAACCGTCATCACCTTTAGAACCATTCTGTGGGATGTATGTTTTCTGATATCCAGTTTCGCTAGATAGGTCCGTATACATCCATTGCGTTTTAGTCCATAGGTATTTACCCTTAACTAAAATCGGTGGGTTTGCTGTCCAGCTAGTAGGCATGGTGGTTTCATTGTCACTCATGCCGTAAGTAATAGTGGTAGATTTGAGACCTACCCCGTTTTTTCCTGGTAAACCGTCATTCCCTCTATCACCTTTGTCCCCTTTAGGTCCGGGGTCGCCTTTTACACCATTCTTACCGTCTGAGACATTTAAAAAAGTAACCTCTTCTGAAGCTACTTCTTTATTGTCTACCCACGCCGAAACCGTCAAGGCGGTTGGTTGGGTAATCTCTGACGCTACCATGTCGTAGGTCATACCAACATACTTAATAGCACCGTCGATTACAAAACGCCATGTTGCGTTAACTGTTCTATCACCTTGTTTCAAGACTGGTCGAACAGT